ACTCCAGATGTTCATGAGTGGACGTTTGGCATAGATGGTGCGTTGACATTGCCTACCGGTGGACATATCGGTCCGAGTGGTGGTAAAGGCGAGGGTACTACGTATGGCGGCGCAAATGACCATTTAGTAAGTTTAACCAGTTATTATAATAGTGGTCTATATTCCAGTTGTGTTACTGCTTACGCTGATGGTACATTAAACATCACTGCTTATAATGATGGCGGACCAAATCCGGCTAAAATCTGGACATTTGACAATACTAGTACTCTGACACTCCCAGATAACAGTGGTATTAAATCTTCTACCAACATCGACATCACCATAGACACTCCGGACAGCAGTACATTCAATTGGCGATTTGGGGCGGACGGTGACCTAACATTCCCAGACAATACTGTACAAACCACAGCCTACACTGGCAATACCACAGTGGCCAAAGACGGTCCAACTTTGCCAACTACTTCGGGTGTTGTGGAAACATTAAATCACGATTCTGTGCTAACTGGGCTAACTGATGGTACATACGGTCCGTTTACACGAGATGTAGTGACATTCAGTGTTATAGTAGCCAGCGGAGTTATTAATTCGTTCAGTAACATTACTGTCAGTGGTGATTTGCCTGTTAACGCTGTGATAGGCACAATTAGTGGCGGCGATATTAGCGAGACAGCAGTTACTACTACTTGGACGAGTCCTACTGATTTTCCAGGATACGGCGGAGGCCCTATGGGCTCGGGGTGTGTGCTAACTGGCCCTGGAAGTTCAACTGGTAGAATTAATATTAAGTTAACTGACCCCGCAAAACAAACTGCTTGGTTGGCCCTGGCTATTGGTGCGCAAGTTACTGTTGCTGGTACAGGTATAATAGGATCACCGCTCACATTAGACTTAACCGGTGTAAGCGGACAAGATGGTGATTTTTACTATCAAGAATTTAGTACTCCTGGAGCACTTTATCAAAACGGTGTGAGTAGTATTAATTCAGTTTCATTTACCCAGGGTGGTAATACTACAATTACCATTACAGTTGCCAGTGTAGTACAAGCAACACCTGTAGCCATAGACTTAACTAAAACAGTTAACAAACTGGCAGACGGTAGTTACACATTGGCCAACGGTACGGAAGGACAGATCTTGTATTTGGTTATGCAAAATGGTACTGTTCCGGCTAACGTAAGTGTATTAGTTGCCAACAGTCGTAATATAGGCGTTGGCACGTTGTCGCCATTCAGCGTATACGACAATTCTGATGATAGTTATTATGATAATATCGGTGGCTTCTGTACTTTAATCTTTACAGACGGTGCTTGGCAACAGAGTGGCGGAGCGTGGGGTACCCCAACTTAAACGGTAAATATACTAAAGAGATAATGTATGCCAACACAAGAAATTAACGAACTACAACAAGCAAAAACTGAAGTCTACAATTATTGTAAGGCCATGCTAGGTGACGGAATGATTGACGTTGAATTAGATCCCATTCATTACGAAACTGCTCTAAGCAGAGCATTGGGCAAGTATCGTCAACGAGGCGACAGTAGTGTGGAAGAAAGTTACATGTTTTTGACCACGGTACAGGATCAAAACACATACACTCTGCCCAAAGAAGTTATTGAAGTACGTCAAATATTCCGCAGAAGTATCGGTAGTAGAAGTGGCAGTGGCAGTGGCGGCACAATCTTTGAACCGTTCAACTTGGCCTACACCAATACCTATTTGCTATCCAGTAGCAACATGGGTGGCATACTAACCTATGAGTTGTTTGCACAATATCAAGAAATGATTGGGCGTATGTTTGGTAGTTTTATTGAATTCAAATGGCACAGTCAAAGTCACAAATTAACAATATTACAGCGTCCACGTAACAGTGACGAAGAACTAATGCTTTACTGCTACAACTATCGTCCTGACATCGGCATCTTAAATGATGTATATGCTACACAGTGGGTTAAAGATTACACTCTAGCCAACTGCAAACTAATGCTGGGTCAAGCTCGTGAAAAGTTTGCTCAGATCGCAGGACCACAAGGTGGAACCAGCCTAAACGGTGCCGCACTTAAAACTGAAGGCCAAACTGAAATTGAAAATCTTGAAAAAGATTTGGCTACACAAGTTGCCGGCGGCCGTGGCTACACATTCATTATTGGTTAAAAAAGAGTTGACCTTGTAATCTAACTGTTATATACTAGCGTTACTTACGGAGGCGCTATGATTATAGGTGTGTGCGGTTTTATTGGTTCAGGCAAAGATACTATTGCCGATTATCTAGTTAATTTTCATGAATTTAGACGAGAAAGTTTTGCGTCGACACTGAAAGATGCTGTGTCAGCAGTGTTTGGCTGGGACAGAACCATGCTGGAAGGTAGAACCAAAGCCGCTCGTGAATGGCGTGAACAAGTGGATCCATGGTGGGCCCAACGCTTGGAAATGCCTAATCTAACTCCACGCTGGGTACTACAATACTGGGGCACAGAAGTATGCCGCAGAGCATTTCATGATGATATCTGGATTGCCAGCCTAGAAAACAAACTTCGCAACAGTAAAGACGATGTTGTTATCAGTGACTGCCGTTTCCCCAATGAAATTAAATCAATTAAAGATGCTGGTGGTGTCATAGTATGGGTCAAACGTGGCGAATTGCCCGATTGGTACAGCACAGCCGTGGAAGCAAATGCGGGCAATAATGTGGCCGCCAATGACTTGAAAATGAAGAAAATTCATGCCAGTGAAACTGCATGGGTCGGCACTGAGTTTGATGCTGTTTTAGATAACAACGGTAGCATTGATGACTTGTACGAAGAAATTAAAAATCTGGTGTTAGATCGCCTTGCTTCCACTTCACTCCCTCGCGATGTAGTGACCGTTGACAGTTTGCACACACAGTTTTAAGATTAGCGGGTCTACAATTAGTCAAGTCTCCGTCCACATGGAACACGTTAAACACTTCTCGGAACTTGCTCTTGTATCCGCACTTCTCACAAAAATCTCGTTGTCTATATCCTAGTCTATACCAGACGGGAACGCCCGGACCAGTGCCAGCGGCACAACCGTCGCACTTGGTTCTATAATAAGCACGTTTGCCTTTGTAATAGTTGATAGCACAAGGCTTCTTTTGACAGATTTTGCATAAAGGACGCATAAACTATTTATACCACCCCTTTTCGCACCCTTTTCATGGTTGTATAACAGAGCATTTTATCTTATCTCCGCTAAATATTGTTAGAGCTTACAAAAGAGCTAATTAGGAGATAAGGATATGGCTTTAACTTCCCCAGGCGTACAGGTTTCCGTAATAGACGAAAGTTTTTACACACCTGCTGAACCAGGTACACGCCCACTGTTTATTGTTGCTTCGGCACAGGACAAAACCAACGGAGCAGGTACAGGTACAGCACAAGGTACACTAGCCGCTAACGCAGGCAAGGTTTATTTATTGACAAGTCAACGTGATTTAGTTGACACATTCGGCGACCCAACATTCCGTGTTGACGCCAACAACAATCCAATTCACGCAGGTGAATTAAACGAATATGGCTTACAAGCCGCATACAGTTATTTAGGTGTAAGCAACAGTACTTTCGTTGTTCGTGCTGATATGGACTTGGAAAAACTAGTGGCCAGTGCAGACGCACCAGGCGGCGCACCAGCAGACGGTACTTTCTGGCTAGACAGTGATGCTACCACATATGGTATTTTTGAATGGAATGGCGCTGCCGCTACGTCAACAGGCGGACAGAGTTTTACCAACAAAGTTCCAACTATTGTTACAACAGGTGTTCCATCAAACAGCGTGGGTGCAGTGGGTACATACGCAGTATCGTACAATGCCAGCAATACAAGTGTTGGTCACTTGGTAAAGATTTATTATAAGAGTGCTTACGATACAGATGGTAGCACAGGCACAGCAAGTTGGGTACAAGTTGGTTCTAGCTCATGGGCAACAGCTCATCCAGTTATTACTCCAACAGTATCAGGATTTACTCAAGGTGCAACAATATCAGGTGCAACACTATCGTTCGCAACTAACGGCGGATCACCAAGTAACGTGATTACAACCGGTGCAACAGTTGAATCTCTAGCAGACGACATTAACCTAGCGGCTATCGCAGGCGTTGGCGCTCGTGTTGTCAATGGTGTTTTACATATTTTTGCAAAAACCAACGATGTTAATAGAATCGACATCAGCGCACCCGTTTCGGCAACACTAACAGCATTAGGTATGGTAGAAGGCACATATTATGCCGCAGACTTTAAGATCAGCCCACATACCGATGTTCCATTATGGAAACGTAATAAACCTGGAAATCTTGCTCGTCCTACAGGATCTGTATGGATGAAAACCACAGAACCAAACTTGGGTGCTCGTTGGAGAGTTAAGATTTACAACGGTACCACACAGTTGTGGGATGAAGCCAGTGCTCCATTGTACGACACAAACCAAGCGGCAAATTACGGTATCGATCCAACCAAAGGCGGATTTGGTATTCCTGTAAACAGCGTTTATGTACAATATAACTATGATGAGTTTGTACAACCTTTAGCAGAGTTCCGTGTAATGCGCAGAGCACGTAGTGGTTCTACAGTGGTTAACACAGTACAAATCGGTACAACTACATTGACATCTGGACAAGATTATGCAATCAGTTTAGGTGCCAGTCAAGTTGGTAGTGCCACACTAGCAGAAGGTGTCGTAACATTTACAGCCGCTCCAGTGGCCGCAACAACTGCCACAAGAATCGCAGCCGCAATCAACAGTGCCAATATTGGCGCCATTGAAGCCAGCGTAACAACAGATAACCGTGTTAAGATTGAAAATACAGTGGGCGGTGATATCCGTTTTGCAGATGTGGGCGACAGTGCTACTGGCGCTTCCGCAGTTGGCAAACTAGGATTTATCAGCGAAAATACCAACGTGTATGTATTAGGAACTACAGATGACACATATGAATATGTTGCTAGTAACTGGATTCCACGTACATTTGCAGGCACAACACAAAGTTACTTTATCGACACAGCGGCTCCAACTACACTAGTTGCAGACGGCGAACTATGGTATAGTTCAGTGGTTGATGAAGTGGATCTAATGATTCACAATGGTACCACATGGGTAGGTTATGGTAATTTTTACAATGACACAGATCCAGCAGGTCCTATTGTAAGTGCTACACAGCCAACATTATTTGCAGACGGCACCACAGAAATCGATGCGGCCGCAGATGGTCAAATCTGGGTTGACACCAGTGACATCGAAAACTATCCAGTAATCAAACGCTGGAACGGTGATTTACTAAGATGGCAAGCACTAGATGTAACAGATCAAACAACAGAAAACGGCGTATTATTTGCCGATGCACGTTGGGCCGCCGCAGGTGCTGACGATGAGCCCGCAACAATCGCTGAACTATGGTTAAGCAATTTCTTAGACTTTGATGCTCCAGATCCTGCACTATATCCACGCGGTATGGTGTTGTTCAACTTGCGTCGTAGCGGATTTAATGTCAAGAGATTTAAACGTAACTACATCGACTTGACAGCAGACAACGGACGTATGGGTGATGTTTCTATGGAAGCATACTATCCACATCGTTGGGTTACTGAGTCTGGTAATCAAGCAGACGGTTCAGGTTCATTTGGACGTCATGCACAACGTAAGGTTGTGATCCAAGCACTACAGGCATTGGTAAACAGCAACGAAGATATTCGCGATACAGAAGTACGTGGATTCAACTTAATGGCTTGCCCAGGATACCCAGAGTTAATTGGCGAAATGGTTTCATTGAACTATGACAGAGGTCTAACAACTTTTGTTGTGGGCGATACTCCTCCACGCTTGACTCCGGATGCTACAACAATCAATGACTGGGGCAACAACGTTGCACTAAGTCTACAAGATGATGACAATGGACTTGTAAGTTTTGATGAATACCTAGGTGTATTTTATCCATGGGGCTTCACAAGCGACAATGCAGGACGCGATGTTGCTGTTCCTCCAAGTCACATGATTTGTCGTATGATTGCACTAAGCGACCAAGTAAGTTATCCTTGGTTTGCACCAGCAGGAACACGTCGTGGCGGTATTACCAACGCAACAGCAGTTGGTTATGTGACCAGCGAAGGCGAGTTCCAATCAGTAGCTCTAAATGAAGGACAACGTGATACATTGTATAACGCAAAAGTTAATCCAATCACATTCTTCACTGGAGCAGGTTTAGTAAACTTTGGACAGAAGACTCGCGCAAGAAACGCTTCTGCCTTAGACAGAATCAACGTAGCACGTTTGGTAATTTACTTACGTAGCCAGTTGAACAAACTTGCTAAACCATACATTTTTGAACCTAATGACAAGATCACTAGGGACGAAATCAAGCAACAGGTTGAAAGTCTGTTGCTGGAGTTAGTCGGACAACGTGCTCTATATGACTTCTTAGTTGTGTGTGACGAAAGTAACAACACACCAAATAGAATTGATAGAAACGAATTGTATGTAGACATTGCTATTGAACCAGTGAAGGCTGTGGAATTCATTTATATTCCAGTACGCTTGAAGAATACTGGTGAGATTGCAGGGCTATAAGGCTAAGATAAATAATTACAGGAGATTATAGAGAATGTCTATTTCAACACTAAGCAGATTATCGGTGCCCTTAGCCAGTGACCAGTCAGCAAGCTCTCAAGGCTTGTTGATGCCTAAACTAGCATATAGATTTAGGATGTCATTTGAAAACTTTGGAGTATCAACACCAACAACAAACTTAACCAAGCAGGTTGTCGAGGCAAAACGTCCAGAAGTAACGTTTGATCCAATTGAACTACCTGTGTACAACAGTCGTGTATATATGGCTGGTAAACACAAGTGGAATCCAGTTACTTGCAAACTACGTGACGATGCAACAGGTGAAGTACAAAAATTAGTAGGCGAGCAATTACAGAAACAATTTGACTTTTTTGAACAAAGTTCTGCGGCATCAGGAATTGATTATAAATTTACACTACGTTTAGAAATGTTAGATGGTGGTAACGGTGCAAACGTTCCTACAGTATTAGAAACTTGGGAAATGTATGGCTGTTTCTTAACCACAGCAAGTTATGGTACAGTAAACTATGGTAGTAACGATGCAGTAACTATCGATTTAACAATTCAATACGACAACGCAATACAAAGCCCACAAGGCACTGGTATAGGTACAGCAGTAGGAAGAGCTCTTGGAACTCTCGCTACAGGCGGTTAATTAACTCCGGGAGCAATAAGATAAAGGGACACTTCGGTGTCCTTTTTCTTTATCTATACACATAATCGTTACCGATAAATAATTGTATGGCAAACATACTTAACGGCTTTTTAAATAACTTAGGTCAAGGACTAGGTAACCCCAAGGGTACACTAGGCGACTTCCAACATGCATCACGACTTTATAATAGTCAGGCTATGCGACTTGCTCCCAAGGGCAAGTGGATGTATCATGTGGTATTCAACATTAATCCTAGAGCACTGGGATCTGCAAAGTTTGATATACAAAAACATGGAACAGCAATCAATATGCTGGTTAAGTCCATAGATTTACCCAAGTTTAGAGTCCAAGTTGAAAAGCCAATTCAGTACAACAGAAAAAGACAAATTCATACCAAGTTAGAATACGATCCTATTTCCGTAGGATTTCACGATGACAACTTTGGATTAACCACTAACTTGTGGGCCATGTACTATGGTTATTACTTTGCTGACAGCAAGCACGGTGGCAGTGCTGGATCGTCTACTGCCGGTTCTTTATTGTCAGGAGTGGGCAATTTACTTGCTGGATTTATTCCTGGATCAACTGGATTACTGGGAGCAGTTAAAGGATTTCTTGGTAGTGCAGCCTCCGGTGTACCAGCGGCCTATCAACGTAATAGTTACAAAGGGTCCACATTAAACAAGTATCGTTACGGTTTAGATAACGGATCCAGTGCGCCATTTTTTAGTAGCATACAAATATTTCAATTGGCAAGACATCAGTATCAAAGTTACACATTGATAAATCCCGTGATTACCAGTTGGAGTCATGAAAGCCTAGCATCTAACAGCACAGAAGCATCGGGCAATACTATGCAGGTTGCCTATGAAGCAGTTATATATGGTGCGGGTGCTGTCAGCAGAGGTAATCCAAAGGGATTTGCCACAGAATTCTACGACAATCAACCCAGTCCATTGGGATTACTGGGTGGCGGAGTTACCAGTTTATTTGGCCAAGGTGGAATACTGGGAGGCATTGGCAGTATATTATCTGATCTAGGTCCAGGTGGCAACGGCTTCACGTTGGGCACACTGATCAAAGGTATCAATGTTTATAACAACGCCAAAAAACTCACTAAAGAAGGAGTCCGCCAGGAAGGATTTAGTATTTTCAAGAGTGCCCTCGGAGCCAGTACTGGCATCGATGTATCAGGTGTTGCCAACGTATTATTTCCTAAACAGACAGGAAGAGGCCAGACAACACCTACTGTTGCCAGTCCGCCTAGGGAAACTGCAAAAACAAATACAACAGATCAAAGACAATCAGCTCTGGCCAAAAACCCTGGTGCTAGGACAGCATTGATCGACCTAGCAATTAAGTCAGGAGTCGTAGCACCCGGCGCCAATGCCGCAGCCGCAGTGGATTCTTTGGTCAGTTCAGGACGTAATACTAAATTAAATGGACTGGCAGATAAAGTAATTTCAACAGCAGGATAATTATGTCAAATATATCACAGAGCAGTAACTTACCACAAACAGAGTCAACAGACTCGGGAGAAAAAGTAAAATCATTCTTTGATGCTTACTTCATCGAACCTATCAGTTTTCCAGCGGAGCAGATTGATGCCACTGTGGGATTCTTTCAAAAGCGAGGATTTGACGAACTGGCCAGTCAGTCCACCGCCATTGTATTACTTCAACAGGCCAAACTAGACGGTGTAAATGTATTCACACTATTGGATACTTTGAAAGGATTAGAAGACCTTAAACTCAGTGCTGTGGTTGCTGAAGTACTAAACTACAATAGACAAAAGATATCAACATTGGGTTATCGCCAACAGGGCCAACGCGATTTACTGGAAAGTCGTAACGTAGTAGTCTAATATGGCCAGTAAGTTTGCCCAGGGAAAATTTGCTCTAAAAAATCCAGAAAAATACATGGGTAACCGTACTCCTACCTACAGAAGTAGTTGGGAATGGGCAGTGATGCAGATGTTCGATAATAATCAATCCATTGAAAAATGGGGCAGTGAAGTGATCAAAATACCTTATAGAGATCCGCTAACTGGTAAACACACAATATATGTGCCTGATTTCTTTGTAGTGTACAATGATAAAAACGGCAAAAAAAATGCCGAAGTTTGGGAGGTAAAACCCGCTAGTCAAGCAGTTTTAGAAAAAGTTGGACGTAGTAGAACCAACCAAGCGGCCTATATTAAGAACATGGCCAAGTGGGAAGCCGCTAGAGCATGGTGTAAACAACAAGGAATAATGTTTAGGGTAGTATCAGAAAACGATATTTTCCACAACGGCAAGCGATAAGTAGTTTGCTATGTTATACACCTTTACCCCATTTTCTGTACCTATTTTTATGACGGACACTTGTTGGAAGGATCGACAAGTCATACACGACATAATTTCTGAATCAGAAACGGACAATAGAAATTTTGGGCAACGGACAAACCTCGAACAAGATAGTCGTTTTGATACACTAAGAAATTTAATTCTGTCTACTATTCCGCACCTAGTAGAACAAATGGGTCTAGAAGCACCCGAGTGCAAAATATCCAGTATGTGGCTAAACACATACAAACAAAATCAATTTATTCATCCCCATTGGCATCCCAACAGTTGGCTCAGCGGAGTATATTATCCGTACGGTTGTGAATCAAGTCCTATTAGTTTTGAATCGCCATTACCTTGCCCTACACTGAGTCCAGCAATCTTAAATAAAACTCAATTTAATCAAGAAATTGCAGAATATAGGATTAAAACAGAGTCCTTTTTATTCTTTCCAAGTTGGCTACGACACTATACTGTGCCCACTGGACCAGAAGAAAAGATCAGCATAGCATTTAATATTTGGCCGCAAGGCTTATTGCAAAGTGATGCAATTAGTAAAGTGGTGGCTTAATTAGGATAAGTACTGTATGACTAAAAAACTTGAAGAATTGTTAAATTTACCTGAAAATCAAGAAATCGTTAAAAGCGAAGAAAAGAATAACAGGAAAGCAGAAAAGCAATTGGCTCGTGATAATGCTCCAGCAGAAAATCTATTTCGCGATATCAGCGAGATTGATAAAATTGCCGCCGCACTGCCTCAGGTAAAAGGGCTAGGCGATATTGCAGACAACGAGTTAGATGTGCTGGCACAAAAAGCCACCGATGCCTACGATGATTTAGTGGATTTGGGCATGAATGTTGAACCACGTTACAGTGCTAGAATCTTTGAAGTAGCACAGTCTGCACTTAAAAATGCCATCGATGCCAAGTCAGCAAAAATAGACAAAAAACTCAAAATGATCGAACTACAGCTCAAGAAGCAGAAGTTGGATCAAGAGGCAAAACCAGCAGGAGAAGAGGATGATATTCAAGGTGAAGGTTACTTGATAACAGACCGCAATAGTCTACTGGAAAAATTAAAGAATATGAAATAAATACAATAGTGGGGACAACTATGAAATCATTTAACGAATACTTAACAGAAAGCAAAAAGACTTACGAGTTTAAGATTAAAATCGCCGGCGATTTAGACGAAGAATTTAAGACCAAACTCAAGGGCGCCATGGAACGTTTTTCCATTGTAAAAATGGACAACGGCAAACGTCTGCCTATTGCAGAAACACATTTGGATTTTCCAGCATTAAAGAACACAAACGTTACAGTATTCAAAGTTGAAGTCAACTACCCAACAACCACACAAGTATTAGAAACTTATGTGAGTCAAGTTTGCGGCTGCGAACTGGCAAAAATTCGTGTGCTTACTGCCAATCAAGATGCAGAAAACGCAGAATTAAAAATTAAAGAAAAGAACAGTTTAGATGATACACTGCTTGCCACTGAAGAGTTGGGCGGCGAAAGTGCGCAGGATAAAGTTGGACAGAAACATATTTCAAGTTTCTTAAAAGGCTTGGCCGCTGATGCAAAAGATCGTGCTTGCGATAACCAACCAAAAGAAAAACCATCTGAAATGCCAGAGGCTGGGGCTAGTATTAGTCCAATCGGCTCCAAAACTCTAAAAGGAAAAAAATAATCATGGATATGAAAAAGATCATAGGCATCCTTACCGGTGCTAAAGAAGAAAAGCAAACTACACAACTAAATGAAAACATAGAAGAGTGTGGCATGCCAGGCGCTATGAGCAGTATGCCCAGCACACCTCCAGTTACTATGAGTGTGAACCTAAACGCACAGGGCGTGGACAACATTAGAGAATTATTAAATCTAATGAGAACTGCGGAAGCAGAACCAGGCTACCATCAACCAGTTGGCATGCCAATGCCAGCAGTGGGATTAGATATGCCTATGTCTATTACTAAAATTTCCGGGCATGACCATGATGAGCATGACATGGATGATGAACCAAAATCAATGCCAGCAGGCGATGATGGCGATCGTGGCATGGCGCAGATAAGAGATCTTATCAGCAAAGCAGATAAATCTGACGAAGCCTATGCCAACGAACCAGATGAAAGATATGCAAGTGTAGATGATGTGATTGCCAGCGGTGACGATTTACATAGACAAAAAACTATGCATCGTGCCACAGCAGGCGGCGACAATCCAATGGCTGTGCGAGAAGCCAATATTCGTCAAGCATTGGATCAACGTTACAAAGAAATCAAAGAAGGCAAGTAAGTCTTCGTCGGCGGTTAGCACCACGTTTTAAAACGGTGCCAAAAGCATCCTTCGGGGTGCTTTTTTTTCGTTAAATAAAAGCATGGCAAGTAAATCATTAGACGGCGTATTAATCAAAAAGGCTAACCGCCAAGAACGTTTTACGGAACAACAGATTTCCGAGCTGTCTCAGTGTGCGGATCCAGATACTGGTTATTTGTATTTCGCCAAGAACTTCTTTTACATCCAACATCCTGTAAAAGGCAAACTGCTGTTTGATCCATATAAGTATCAGGTAAATCTATTACACAGTTACCATGATCATAGATTCAACATCAATATGTTGCCTAGACAGAGCGGCAAGACCACTTGTGCGGCTGGCTACCTCCTGTGGTTCGCCATGTTTCATCCAGATCAAACGATTCTGGTGGCCGCACACAAATACACAGGCAGTCAAGAAATCATGCAACGTATTCGTTACGCATATGAAGATTGCCCGGACCACATACGCTGTGGTGTAACCAACTACAACAAAGGGAGTATAGAATTTGATAATGGATCACGTATTGTATCAGCAACTACTACTGGCAACACTGGTCGCGGTATGTCAATATCCTTATTATACTGTGATGAGTTTGCATTTGTACAACCAAACATTGCAGACGAATTTTGGACATCTATTTCGCCAACACTAGCAACTGGTGGTAGAGCAATTATTACATCAACACCCAACAGTGATGAAGATACTTTTGCTATAATTTGGAAAGAGGCTGAAAAGAAATTTGACGAACACGGTAATACCACTGAAGTGGGCATAAATGGATTCCATAGTTTTAGGGCAGAGTGGCACGAGCATCCAGATCGAGATGATGCCTGGAAAACTGTGGAACTGGGACGCATCGGTGAAGAACGTTTCCGCCGTGAATACGGTTGCGAATTCTTGGTGTATGATGAAACATTGATTAACAGCATTACACTGGCAGGTATGGAAGGCAAAGAGCCTACACTTAAAATGGGTCAATGTCGTTGGTATAAAACTCCCACAGACGATATGATCTATGCCGTGGCCTTGGATCCAGCTCTGGGTACAGGCGGAAACTATGCGGCCATACAAGTGCTGGAGTTACCGTCAATGATACAAGTGGCAGAGTGGCAACACAATACCACTGCTATAGAAGGGCAGATAAAAATACTCAAAGATATCAACAAATATATTGCAGACTGTTGTCCCAAGACACAGGGCAGTAACATTTACTGGAGTATTGAAAATAACACTGTGGGGGAAGCGGCCTTGATTGTGGTTAAAAATGTAGGCGAAGAAAACATACCTGGAATGTTCATTGCAGAGCCCATGCGCAAAGGACATGTGCGTAAATTCCGCAAAGGATTCAATACCACACACCGTAGCAAGATTTCAGCATGTAGCAGACTCAAGCATTTGATAGAGTCCAACAAACTAAAAGTAAACAGCAGGGCACTGATATCTGAACTAAAAGCGTTCATAGCATCTGGCATCAGTTTCAAAGCAAAATCAGGCGAAACTGACGATTTAGTGTCAGCAATACTACTGGCAATACGCATGAGTGCTGTGATGGCTGACTGGGATAGCCGTGTTTTTGAAGTCATGACCGGGCGATTAGAGGACGATGAAAACGATTACGAACCGCCCATGCCCATATTTGTTTCAACAGGATTCTAATAAATACTACTATGAAAGATTTAACCACAATTTCCACTGACCTTTTTAACAAAGTTCGTAGCAGATTTTCCAACGTAAAATTGGGAGATAAAGCCGGCGTCGTTATTACGGATCCAGCAACTGCTCGCTTTTTTGACTTGGATTTTACCCATAAGGGCACAAGTATGGGGCACGTTAATATCAAGTTGGACAACGAAAGTTTGACTGTAATTTACAACGAGTCTATGGTGGATGGACAAAATATCGATGCTAAAAAACAATGGTACGATTTTTTAAAAGAATTGCGTATGTTTGCCAAGTCAAACATGCTGAACTTTGATACTAGAGACATTACCAAAACAAATCTAGACAAAAGAGATTATGAATATCTGTCACAGGAAAACGGAGAAACAAAAATGAGTGAATCAAAATTATTTGGAACCAGCAAGACTAGTTTCCAAGACATGGGCGATGCTAAAATCATTGTTAAACATAGCCAACCAGTTAATTACAATGTTGCGGCAGGACGCACCATGCATATTGACAGCATTTATATTGAAAATGCTCAAGGTGAAAGATTCCGTTATCCACATCGTCATTTGAATGGTGCTCGTGCAATGGCCACACACGTAGCCAACGGCGGCACAGTGTACGATTCAATTGGTACACATATTTCCAGTTTGTCTGAAGAATTGAGCAAGTTACGTCAATTTAAAAATTACACTCAACGCAATGGCCTACAAGAAGCACTCAGCGATATTTCAGAATTAGTATTGACACGTATCACTGACATCAAAGAACATATTGCAAAACTACAACGTCAGACGTATTATGCAGAGTTTGCAGAAGGATTTGCTCCGTCGACTGACATGCCAATTCCAGAAGAAACAGTTGACAATTGGGTAGACGCACTGACAATTCGTACATTCAACGAAGAATTAAAATCTGTATTCCCTTTCATTTATCGTTTGGTAGATCAACCCAAGTCCGTAGGCTACGAGGATTTAGTCAGTGAAGATAATAAAGAAGTTTGTGATGTTTGTGAAAAGGCACCATGTGAGTGCGATGAATTAGAAGAACACAATCATTTGGCAGGCTACGAACAACATTTAGACGACATTACAACATTTGAATACGATATGCCTCAACAACCTCAACCACAGCAAGCACCTAATGCTCGTCAAGTAGTTGAGTTTATTATGAGCATGTATGACCAAGCACAAGGTACTTTCCCCAAAGGTGAGGAAGGTGTTAAGATTGCAGTTGAAAAACGATTTGGCGACCAAGCAGGACAATTTGCCAGTCAAGTGGTTGAGAAACTAAGTGTTAAAGGACAAGCCATGTCCGCAGAAGGCCCAGACTTTGACACTATGCGGGGCGCTATTCAAGAAGCCGCTGATGCTACTACTGCTGGAGAATTAAAAGCCGCTATTGAAAAATTCCAACAGGCCGCAGGAATTAAAGTAGATGGTAAATTTGGTCCAGAAACTAGTAAAGCCTTTCAAGGAGCAATGGGAGCAAAACCCGCACCAGCACCAGGTGGTGCACCAGCCGCGGCTCCTACACAGGCACAAACAAAACCAGCAACACCTGCGGCGGCACCTGCGGCGGCACCTGCGGCGGCACCTGCGGCGGCACCTGCACAGGCACCAGCAGACGAGTATGCTCCAAAACAATCTGGCGCATACGCGGCCGCGCAACAACAATCTAATGCACCTGCAACAGCACCGGCTCCAGCGGCTCAACCTGCAACCGCACCTGCACAGTCTAATCAAGGTTCAGCGGCAGGATTTGCTCCAGCACAATCTGCACCGGGCGCGACCCCCGCACAAGGTAGTACAACTAATACCACAACAAAGACTAATGTATCTGGCACAATTAAAATGGGCAAACCTGAAGGTCCTATCCAATTTAACGGAAAAACTGTACAACCTAACCAGCCAGAATATGCGGCCGCAAGCCAAGCATTATTAGCACAACAACAGAAAGCACAGCAGGCAAGACAGAACTTTGGTAGACAGCCTGCACCATCAACTGCTCCTGTACAACAAGGTGCATCACAAGCAAGAGATAGAGATTTCTAATCATGAGAGCATATGAAATTATTACCGAACGCGAGAAGTTAGACGAATTTATTCCTTTAGTTGCTATGGGCTTATGGCAATTAATCCAATGGGGACTAACCATTTGGAGTGCTACTATGATTTATGATACTGCTAAAAACTTCATAGAAAAGACCGGCGGCGATCCTAGTAAATTAACCGACGATGATTGGTTGGATATTGGACTGGCATTACTGTTGATATTAGCAACTAAAATCCCAGGCGGTGCCCGATGGATTCGAGCTAAATTTGCCAAAGCAACTCCAGAAGAAAAAGCCAAGGCGATTGAGTTTATCAAGCCAAAGGTTTCTGCGGTTTTTAAACAAAAATCGGATGCGGCCAGAAACGCCATAGGCGGCAGTGTTGGCACTGCGGGTGTGGCAGGTCTTGGTGCGAGCCAAGCAAAATAAAACGGCAAAACTACTCACATTTTAAGTGAGATTTCTCTTGCAATACTAAATAAAAGTGCGTACAATAACATGTATGCACTTTTTGTTTTGCATGGTGTAAAACAAATATAAGGCAAACAAGCAGTACATAGGCATAACAATAGGAGAAACATTATGGCCACATTAGCAGAAATTCGTGCAAAACTACAGGCACAAGAAACAAAATCAAGCGGCGGAGATCGCCCCGTTGGAGACAACGCAATCTATCCGTTCTGGAACCTCGAGCAAGGTAAAGAATCCACAGTAAGATTCTTAGCAGACGGCAATTCCGATAATACATTTTTCTGGGCAGAACGCCTAATGATCAAACTGCCATTCGCAGGAATCAAAGGTGAAACAGATGTCAAACCAGTACAAGTACAAGTACCTTGTATGGAAATGTACGGCGAAACATGTCCAATCCTTAGCGAAGTTCGCGGTTGGTTCAAAGACAAAAGTTTAGAAGACATGGGTCGTAAGTATTGGAAGAAGCGCAGTTACATTTTCCAAGGTTTTGTTGTTGAAGACGGCTTGAAGGAAGATGGACATCCAGAGAATCCAATCCGTAGATTCATCATCGGTCCACAAATTTTCCAATTGATCAAATCAGCATTGGTTGATCCAGAGTTGGAAGAATTGCCAACAGACTTTGCTCGCGGAGTTGACTTTAAGTTGGTCAAGACTTCAAAAGGTGGTTACGCAGACTACTCTACTAGTAAGTGGAGCCGTCGTGAGCGTCCATTAACAGACGCAGAAACCCAAGCAGTTACAACTCACGGATTGTTTAACTTGAGCGACTTCTTGCCCAAGAAGCCAGGTGACGTTGAACTTAAAGTTATCAAGGAAATGTTCCAAGCATCAGTCGACGGTGAGCCGTTTGACAAAGAAGCATGGGGACAGTATTTCCGTCCAGCAGGTATGGGTTCAGTGACTGGTGATCCAAACAAGGCCGCTAGTACTGTGATTGACAACATTGATCCAGACGATGTGCCTGCACCAAAAGTAAGTGCTCCTGCACCAAAGGTTGAAACAGCCTCTGCTCCAGCAAGTGGTAGCGGTCGTGCAGAAGACATCCTTGCGATGATTCGCAACCGTCAAAAGCAATAAGCAACTAGAGTAAGTACAGAGGCAGGACCTCTGTACTTCTCACCACTATACGGAGAATAATTATGGCTAAAAAATTAAACAAACTCACAAAGGTAAATGAATCCTTTACAATTAATCGCTACGACAATGGCTTCATGATTGAAGTCGGTGGTCGCGACAATGACAATGACTGGAAGAACTGCAAGGTCATGTGCAGTACAGAAGCAGAATTGATTGAAGTAATCAAAGAAGCACTATCGATGGAATTGGACTCTTAATATGGCAACTAAAGCGTTCGACTTATCAAAATTTCGTAAGACTCTGACAAAAAGTATCGATGGACTTGGTGTTGGTTTTAATGATCCTACAGACTGGATCAGCACAGGCAACTATGCCTTAAACTATCTAATCAGCAGTGACTTTAACAAAGGTGTTCCTCTGGGTAAAGTTACTGTACTGGCAGGGGAATCTGGTGCAGGTAAAAGTTATATCTGTTCAGGTAACCTAATCAAAGCCGCACAAGAGCAAGGTATCTATGTGGTGTTGATTGACAGTGAAAATGCGCTGGACGAAGCATGGTTACACGCATTGGGTGTTGATACCAGCGAAGAAAAGTTGTTGAAACTTAACATGGCTATGATCGACGATGTGGCTAAAACCATTTCAGAGTTCATGAAAGAATACAAAGTAATGGACGAAGCAACTCGTCCTAAAGTATTGTTTGTGATTGACTCGCTGGGCATGTTGTTAACTCCAACTGACGTTAATCAGTTCGAAGCAGGTGAAATGAAAGGTGACATGGGCCGTAAGCCTAAGGCACTTACAAGTCTAGTTCGTAACTGCGTTAATATGTTCGGTAGTTACAATGTTGGATTGGTTTGTACTAACCATACCTACGCAAGCCAGGACATGTTTGATCCAGATGACAAGATTTCAGGTGGTCAAGGTTTCATTTACGCATCGAGTATTGTTATTGCCATGCGTAAATTAAAGTTAAAGACTGATGCAGACGGCAATAAGACTACCACAGTAAATGGTATTCGTGCCGCATGTAAAATCATGAAAACACGTTATGCAAAACCGTTTGAAAGTGTACAGGTCGAGATTCCTTATGAAACAGGTATGAGTCCTTACAGTGGCATGGTGGACTTGTGCGAAGCCAAAGGTATCTTGACAAAAGATGGCAATAGACTTAAATACGTTTCAGTGGATGGTACAGAAATAAGAATGTATCGTAAGGAATGGGACCGTAATGAAGAGGGTGGTCTGGACAAGATCATGCTTGAATTCAATCAAACTATTGCTACTAAAAGTGTAACACCATCCGTTGATCAAGACACTGGAGAGATTTTAGAAAATGTTGAATGAAGATCACATCATTGATATATGGACAGGATTAAAAGAGTTTTTTGATAAAAAACAAATTGAAACTGTCGCTAGTAAGTATGTAGACGTCCTCGCCGATAACGGTGTTCAAGAGCATGTATTCAAAGCCGCAATTGGTGGCGACGAAGATCTTGATGCCGCAATCGAATACTATCTCGACGATTGGGATGGCGATTCCGAGGACGAAGTTGATTATGATTCACAAGACTATGATGAGGACTGATGGGCTGGTATAACGACATCGCTGATGATATCAGCAATATTCCAGATGCTGTGGCATATTTTGAAGCCGAGTTATTGACCGCACGGCTCGAGTGTCGTATAGCGGGAAATATTGAAAAGGCAGCGGCCGCTATGCCTGGCTATGTGGAACAACGTTTTTGCCAACTACAGGAAATAGAGGCTATTCTTGAGTATCTTAATATTGAATTAAGACGACTCAGGAGTAGTCATTTCCGCAAATACTTGGAAAACTATGCTCGTGCGTTAAGCAGTAGAGATGTAGAAAAGTATGTGGAAGGCGAGTCCGATGTGGTTGATATGGAGAAGATTATCAACGAATTTGCCTTGCTTAGAAACAAATGGCTGGGCATTACCAAGGCCATGGATCAAAAGCAATGGCAGTTAACAAACATTGTTAAATTGCGTGTTGCTGGTATGGAAGACGCCACTCTTTAAAATAGATAGGTTGTATAATGGTTAAATACTACTATTATGCAACCTATACCTATTTTTATTGGCTATGATCCTAGAGAAGCAATAGCATACCATGTATGCGTTAACAGTATCATTAGAAATTCTAGTGTACCTGTTAGTATCACACCTTTAGCATTAAACAATTTTAAAGATTATACCGAAACTCACACAGACGGTAGCAATCAATTCATCTACAGTAGATTCCTTGTTCCTTACTTGACTGGCTTTGCTGGCCATGCAATCTTCATGGACGGCGACATGATTGTGCGTGGTGACATTGCAGAACTATGGGATTATCGTAATCACAATCATGCTGACGTGCAGGTTGTAAAACACGATTACAAAACACGGATGCCCGTCAAGTATCTTGGCTCAAAGAATGAAGACTACCCACGTAAGAACTGGAGTAGTGTAATGCTGTTCAATTGTAATAACTTCCCAACAAAAAAACTAACACCCGAATATATTCAAAAATCCACAGGCGCACATCTACATAGATTTGAATGGACCGAGGATAGCCGTATTGGTGAATTGCCTCCTGAATGGAATTGGTTACCCGACGAATACGGCGAAAACAAAAATGCAAAATTGTTGCACTATACGCTGGGCGCACCTTGTTTTCACGACTTTGCAGATACACCGCAGGGTTCGGAATGGCATCGCGAACGTATATTAACAGAATACTGTCAACAGCGAGATATCAAATGACTGTTGATTTAAATTTAGAATATAGAGAAAGTCGTCGACACTCAGGAAAATGGCTTTGGCCTGTAGAGGATATATGGGCATGGAAATGGCTTAATAAAATTGGTCATTTTGATTTACCAATACAAATTAGTAAACTAGTTTTGTCGAAAGATTTAGTGATACAAGCCGGGGGAAACTGCGGACTATATCCAAAACAATACAGTAAAATTTTTAACAATGTTGTAACGATAGAACCTGATAGTCGAAATTTTTTCTGTTTGTGCGAAAATGTTAAAGAAGATAATGTAATAAAATATCAAAAAGCACTAGGTGATAAACATGGTTATGTAAAACTCGATACTAATCCTCGCTGGAACGAAACTAACACCGGAGCATTAAAAATTGCCGGCGGTGGAGCGATTGAACAAATAACTATAGACTCGTTAAGTTTAGCACCTTCATTAATTCATTTAGACATCGAAGGATTTGAAGGGTTTGCATTATTGGGTGCAAAGAACACAATAACTAAACACAAGCCATTGATAGTCTTAGAAACAAACGGCAGCGGTGACGAATATGGCTGGCCGCAAGAAAAAATTGACGAGTTATTATATTCTTGGGGATATAAAATTATTCAAAAATGGGATCACGATACAGTTTATGAGAACAATTAAACAATTAGAAGAAGACTTCTTAAATTTAAAAATACATCCAACATCATGGCTGGGAGATAGTCCATCGAGGTTCGATACTTACAAAAAATATGCGGCAATGGTCGACACTATTGTTGAATTTGGTGTTTACACTGGATTAAGTACAACTGCTTTTTTAGCCGGCAACCCAAATAAATTAAGAAGTTATGATATAACAGATATTAATTTATCCATATTACCAGAATTGAACAATTACGCAAACAACAATAATATTGATTTTCAATTTATAATAGGAAACAGTTTAGAAATTGAGATAGATAATACAGACTTATTGTTTATAGATACGGTTCACAAAAGAAAACATACAGAAGCAGAATTGCAACGTCACTCTAAAAATGTAAACAAATATATCATACTACATGATACTACAGCATGGCCAGGTGTATTTGAAGCAGTTGTTGATTTTTTAATTAAAAATAACGAGTGGTTTATTGTAGAACACTGTAATAAGAACTCTGGAATGGTAGTTTTAAAAAGATATGATTAATATTGTTTGTGTATTGCGATTTGGCGGCAAGGTTGGGTATGATGCGTCGTGGGTTGAAAAGTTGCATAATTCTGTAAAGAGAAATATTTCTATTCCTTTTAAATTCATTTGTTTGAGTGATTGCGAAGTACCGTGTGATCGAATCGAGTTAGATATGACTGACGATGGGTTCTGGTCAAAAATGCAGTTATTTAAGCCTGGTCAATTTATAGGGCCGGTTTTATACATTGATTTAGATACTGTTGTTTGTAATACGATAGATGATATTTTAGAATTGTGTAAAAATGAAAAATTTGTAATGTGGTTAGAAAAAGACAAGAATATTCATTCTAGTGCGTTAATGTATTGGGACGGAGATTATAGTAACTTATGGAATTTGTATAAAAGTAAACCGTTAGATTATTGGAAAGAATTATATTCTATTCCGCCACTATACGGCGATCAAGCAATAGTTAGCGAACACGTTGAGCATAAAACATTTTTAGATATTTGCCCGCATGATTGGTTTCATATTGTTTCTAAACACGACAATGTACTCGATTTAACAAATATCAAAATGTTAATGTTTAGAAAAGTAAAACAAAAACCATCAACAATGATGGATCATAAATTAGTCAAGGAACACTGGAAATGAAAGCATTTGTAATATATTTGCCATCTCGAGATCATAGCGTAACACACGCAAATGAAATGTTAGATACACTTACTTCTTACGGAATAGATACTGAATTGTTTGTAGGAACCGATGGCACCAATGCTGTCAAGATGGCTGAAAAGGCAAACAAAACATTGTATCCGTACAGTATTAAAAATAGAATTTTAGAAGAAGACGATATTGAAAGATTAATACGTCCTGAATTATACGAAGAATTTAAAAATAAACATTATTATCAAATAATAGAAAGACAACTAATTGGAGAAAAAGATAAGGGAAAATTATCAAGACCTGGAGTAGTTGGTTGTTTCTATAGTCATTATAAACTATGGCAAAAATGTGTGGAACTCAACGAGCCAATAATGATTTTCGAAGATGATGTTAAATTTTATAGGAAATATGAGCCAGTTGAGTTTGACGATATTCTTATATTATCATTAGGGAAGAATTCTTTTTTAAATGAACCCTACGCAACCTTTTTAGAAAATCCATCAGGTCCGCCGGCCGCAGTTGCATGGAAAAACTTTTCGATGCCTGGCGCTAGTGGTTATGCAATTAAACCGCATACAGCACGAGGACTAGTTAAATTTTATAGACCATATTGGTACCCGGCAGATAATGCAATCAATCAATATCTATGTAAAATGCAAATACATACATATATCATGGGACGAAATACATTGCCAGAAGAAGGTAATATATCGATGACTAAATCTAAAGACTGGAGTATTAATGATAGTACCGATAGCACTGGCTAAAACACCACCATTGGGGTATTCTAGTAATGATTTTGTAGAGTCAGTGTTAAAAAATACTGATACAGTTCTACGACTTTACAGTGATATAGAGAAATTAAAAAAAGAAAATAACTCTCTAGTATTAACAGAAAAATATGCCTTACTATCAAAATTACTTCCACATACTGATCCAGCCGCACTGACTATTGCATCATTTCACGACAGAGAAATAACCGCATACAATGAATTTGATTTAATTAAAGATACAATTAATAAGCCTATATTAGTTAGAGGTATTGCATCTAGTCGTTATATGGAGTTTGTAAAATCTAAAGGACTTGATTATTATTTTATTGAAACTGGATATTTTGGAAATTATGTATCAAAGAGCAACCCTCAGGCAAAAAAACTCTGGCATAGAATTGTTAAAAATTCCATGCAACATGAACAAGTATTAAATGTTCCTGATGACAGATGGAAAACACTTTGCAATCTAGATTCTCGATTGGTCTGGCCAGGATGGAAGAAAACTGGCAGTAAAATATTGTTAGTTGCGCCCATAGATAAATCCGCAGGCCACTACGGGTATACCAAAGATTCATGGATTGCTGAAACAATTAACAAACTTAAAAAATATACAGACAGGGAAATTGTTGTAAGAGAAAAGTTACCAAGACCAGATAGAACATTTAAAAAAACAATATATCAAGCCATGGACGAAGATATTTTTGCCGTGGTCGCCCTTAACAGCATTGCGGCAACAGAAGCAGTGGCCTACGGATTACCAGCATTTGCAACTGCACCTACTTCAGCAAAGGCTGTTACTTTAAATGATTTATCTAAGATAGAAACACCATATTATCCTGATGAAGAATTTGTTCACAAGTGGACATCGTCATTGGCCTATGGACAATTTCATTTAGAAGAAATGCTGACAGGTAACGCATGGAGAACAGTTTTAGAAAATGAGCAACGAGAAACAATTAGTTATTAAGAGTTACTTGAGCAGTCTGCCTAAGCATATCAACGGCACTGAGAAAGTGAATGCCTTGACCTACTTTGCAGAGGGTGCCGCAAGATGCGGAGACTTGGCCTCCACAACCATGTCGCAGACGTATGAATCCTGTAATGTTGGCGCTATAATTGGAAATGCGTTCGATGCTAATCCAGCAAAAACAACTCTTGCTCATTATAAAGTTAGAAAAATGGTAATGGATACGCAGACTAAACTGGGTCAGTACTGGCTTAGTATTGATAGTAATGTGTTCATTTATAAAAACAAAGAAAATCCTAAAAAGTATCTAAGATATAGTTTTAATGGCGTGTTTCCCAAGACCGGAATTTATTGTAACGACGAGTCAGGAGAAGACAATTGGAATAACATCAAGCGAGATTACAATATGGATTTGAAACCTTGGAGGTCTAATGGAAGTCATATTCTTATTACTCTACAAAGACCACTTGGTTGGAGTATGCGAGGTTTTAACTTAATGAAGTGGTTGGAAAATACATTTAGAGAAATACGCAAATATTCTGACAGACCCATAGTAATTAGATGGCATCCAGGAGATTGGAAATCATATCCCGTGTACGAAGCACTGTTAAAACAATACAACGCAACAATAAGTCCACAAGAACGACATATTACTGAGGATTTAGTCAACTGCTGGGCATTGATTTGCCATAACAGTACACCAAGTTCTGTGGCCAGCATAGAAGGTGTTCCAGCATTTATTACAGATGACCCTGGATATTGTCAAGCAGGAGATATTGCAAATTTAGATTTTAGTAAATTAGAAAATCCACAAATGCCCGATAGATCCGAGTGGATTAAAAAATTATCACAGTGCCATTGGAGTTTTGATGACACTCGCTCAGGACGATGCTGGGCACACATGAGAAACTACGTTAAGTAACGTGACTGCTCATCGATAAAGATTTTCAAATCCTTACGTTTGCCTTTGGCAGTCCAAATATAACTGTTTGCATCCATGAACCAGTCAATATAAGACATTGGCAACTCGCCATATCTATATCTTCCAGCAATAACATCTAAAACATCTTGGTCCAACGACCAGTAAATCTTATCAGCATTAATATTGGATGTTAGTAGGGTAGAATATTCTTTTATAAATTTATAACTAGATTTATTCCCAGTAAGATATACTCCACCGGCAAGAAACTGCTTGTTTCTTCTAATGTACAAATCTGGACCATCGGCCAACACTGGTATTTGTTTACGTACAACTGCATCCACATCAATAGAAAATACTTTTTGAGGATCCGTTAATAATTCCGCTAATCTTATAAATCTAGCACAGGCAAAATATGTTTTTTGCATACGTTCTAGAATAGATTTATCTCCGCCCTTTTCCATTGATTTCAATGTGCGTTTTTGACGTTCAATATCAAATTCTGTAGTCATAGTGTCTTGCCATTTATCTGCGGCCTGTTGAAATAATTCCATTGGAACTACTTCATAGGATACAGAAACACCGTGTTGTTGACAAAAATCTAACTGATCCGCTCTGGGGTTAAACAAATGAAGATGGATATTGTTATCGCTGTTCTGCCTGATACTTTTAATCAGCACTCGCCCAAATTCATCAAAATATTTCTCATCACAGGCTCCGTAGATGAAGAAATCTGTGTGTTCGAGTTTTCCTTGTAGTGGTGGTATAATCATGTAAATATTTACTCAATGAAACTCGCATACTTTCCTAATCAGACAGCACTGAAATCTGAACCAGTGTGGGGTGCGTTCCTCAACGGCGCAAGACAAGCCGGGTTAGAGCCTGTGGAAAACAGTAAAACCGCAGATTGTGCTCTTATCTGGAGTGTGTTATGGAACGGACGTATGCGCATGAACGAAACGGTGTACAACCATTATCGAAGTTTGGGTAAGCCTGTATTCATTATCGAAGTAGGCGCACTGGATAGAGGACGTACTTGGAAGATTTCGGCTAATCATATCACCACCGAAGGAATTTATGGAAATACTGAAAATATTGACTACGACCGAGCAAGAAAATTAGGTATTGAATTACAAGACGTAAAAACTTCAAGGAAAGATTCTATACTGATAGTAGGTCAACACGAACGTAGTTTACAATGGCAACGTCAGCCAACTACGCAAGCCTGGGTTGCTCAGAAAGTCGGTGAAATACGCAAATATTCTGATAGACCTATAATTTTTCGACCACATCCAAGGCACCCAATCAATATAACTTTTATGACTGGTGTGACTTTTGAAAGACCCAACAAGCTCGCAGACACATATGATAAATTTGATATCAATTTTAATCACCATTGTGTGGTGAGCCATAACAGTGGCCCCGGTATTCAGGCGGCTATTGCTGGAACACCGGTAATTTGCGACAAAAGTAGTTTGGTTCACCCGCTTAGTCAAAATATTTCAAAAATCAACGAAGCATTTCTGCCCGATAGACAAAATTGGTTTCATCAAATTTTACACACCGAATGGACTGTGGATGAAATCAGTCAAGGTATTCCACATAAACGTATATTAAATGTATTAAACCGTTGACTTTGTTGTAAAAGGTGTTATAATAAAAAATATGACACATACCATTGAAGACGCACTAGAAATTTTAGCAGGCACTATTACTCGTGCTGTGAATATTCGAGTGGACATCGGCGAAATGAATTTGATTCGAAGTCTTGGTAGACAAGTAGCTCGTGGCACTGCGCTAACTGATCGGCAATTTGAGCTAGCCACTAAAAAACTCGAAAAATATCGAAAAGGCTTAGAGCAAAATTCCGTAGACGTGACAGGGTTACTGACACTCAAACCCTTGCGTATGCCACTACGTCAACTGGATAGAACACAGTCGATATCGTTTGTCATGGGTCACGATAAGAAAATCAAACTGTCCATAAAATTTGTATTTTCTAAGAAATTTGCCGCAGTTTGGTCAGATTTACAAGATCAACTGACTGTGTCAATACATGAGCAAAAGGGTGAAAAACAATTAGCAGTCAACGAGCAAGACCTATACCTAATAGTTAATACACTTCAGCCCATGGGCTTTACTGTGGCCACTGACGTGATGGACATCTATCAAAAAATTGAAGAAATTTACGTGACTCCTGACAATTTTGCACCTCATGTGGATGTAGTTGACAATGTACTGGTTTTAAAAAATATAAATTCTCGTTGTAAAACTTATCTAGACAAAGAGTTTACCGACATTAAAGACTCAGATTTTCTTGTATTTTTAGAGAGGGTAAAAAATTGCGGAATTTACCACAAAACCGACAGGATTATTGAAAAAATCACCGAGATCAGCCCTAATAAATTAGTAAAAGACATACTGGTTTCTGAAGAGACAAGATTTCGTCTTAATCCTGAAGAACATACTACGAGCAGTCTCTTCGATATATTAGATACTTTAAAGCAATGGCCTGTTTTGGTTATAGTTGATGAGACCACAGATGCTATTTCCCAGGTAAAGAACTTGTGTACTGCACTACTGGACAGAGTGGACAATAATGAAGTCACTGTGTTCTTTAGATTAGAAAACGGTAATACTGAGCACGAGGAATTTAACCAATTTGTGGCCAATAACCACTTAAATAATTATATAGACTCAAAAACTAAAGTGGTGTTTGTGTCTAAGAACCGTATACCTAAACCACTTTTCAATGCAGATTGGAAACCCAGAACTGCACTGGTAACAGCATCATACGAACACGGAAAAACTTCAGCATACCTAAATGATTTTCCCACAGTGTACTATTATAATAACTCATCGTCCGTGAGACACGGCAGAATAAAAGGATCGAGAAAAATTGTCCAGTTGTAAAATAGTCATCAGAGACGAAGTCAATATCAAAATCGAAGGATTACCTGTAGAGATCCGCAGGAAAATATCCAACGCATTAAAATTTGAATTGCCATACGCCCGTCATATGCCACAGTATAAACTTGGCCGTTGGGATGGCACAACAACGTTCTTTGGCTTGGGCGGGAATGGATATCTAAACCATTTGGATGTTATACTGCCTATCTTAGAAGAGTGCGGAGTTGACATTGACAATATTGAAGATTTGCGTCAGTCCCATAAGTTAGAATTTGAAAAGATCACAGAAAACTATTGGGCAGATAAAGGCAAAGTGTGGCCCAAGGGACATCCGATTGCTGGACAGCCCATTGTGTTACGTGATTATCAATTGGATGCCATTAATAATTTCATGGAGCATCCGCAAGGATTACAGGAGTTGGCAACTGGTGCAGGTAAAACAATTATCACAGCCACGCTGTCGGCACTTTGCGAACCATATGGCCGTACCTTGGTCATTGTGCCCAACAAAGGCTTGGTTGTACAAACAGAAGAAGATTATATTAACGTAGGACTGGATGCCGGAGTATACTTTGGTGATCGTAAAGATTTGGGTAAGACACATACCATCTGCACTTGGCAAAGCCTTAATATACTAGATAAAAAATCCAAAGGTGTTACCGACGACGAAATATTAACACTGGCAGAATTGTTAGAAGGCGTGGTATGTGTTATCGTAGACGAAGTGCATATGGCCAAAGCGGATGTGTTGAAAAATCTACTAAGTCAAAATCTAGCCAACGCACCGATTCGTTGGGGGCTAACTGGCACAGTACCCAAAGAACAAATCAATTTTCACAGTATTCTAGCAACATTGGGTCCTGTGATCAATCGTATCAGCGCACATGCCTTGCAAGAAAAAGGTGTACTAAGTCAATGTCATGTTAACATTGTACAGATGTTGGACGTTAAAGAATTTAGAACATATCAAGAAGAATTAAAGTATCTTGTCACAGACACAGACAGGATCGGTTATATCGCAAATTTATGCAACTCAATCAAAGACTCAGGCAACACACTAATACTAGTAGACAGGCTCGATGCAGGTAGACAAATCGTGGAAGCGATACCGGGTTCCGTTTTCATCAGCGGAGAAGTTAAGCTCAGTGAGCGGAAGGAACACTATGATGAAATTAAAGACAGTGCTAACAAGGTTATTGTGGCGACTTATGGTGTGGCCGCTGTTGGTCTTAATATCCCTAGGATTTTTAATCTGGTTCTTTTGGAACCCGGAAAGAGCTTTGTCCGCGTTATACAATCAATTGGACGGGGTATTCGCAAAGCAGAAGACAAAGACTTCGTACAAATCTGGGACATAACATCTACTTGTAAGTATGCAAAAAGGCATTTGACCGAGCGAAAGAAATTCTACAAAGAAGCAAGATATCCTTTTACAATAGAAAAAGTATCTTGGGAATAACAATAATAACGGAGAACGAATGTATATTTTAACCTTAGATGATAAGAGTTTTGACTTATCTAAGATGCCAGACGAATTAGAAGACGATATTAGATTCAGTGTTTTAGATAACAACGATCCTAACAATCCAGATTTTTTCTTTATTCCTCTAATATTTTTAGAAAGTTTTAACAGTCCAGCCATGGTGTTGAACATCGGCGGACACGAAGTAACAATGCCCATCGATTGGAGTATTGCTGTAGGTGACAGCGAGTGCGGCAGTGAACTGGAAGTACTGCCACTGACCAGTCTAAATGACAGGGGATTCGAAGCGTTTATTTTTAATCCGCTGTCGGCATTCAAGCACGAGTATGCACAGATTGAAATTGTAAATGTCTACAATGATGTCAAATGGTTCTTTCCTAAAATGAAAAATAACCAATTACTA